AAGGCGATAACAAGACAAAGAAAGGCGTGTTAAAAGGGAGTGGATATTTTGGAAAGCATGAATAAATTCAAGGCAAAAGCAATGCAGGAAACTGAGCGAATGATAGTAGCCAGTGAAGAATCATTAGCGAAATATAACGAAGGGTACAAAGAAGGATATTCAGATGGTTACGATAAGGCACTGGAAAACGTGCAGGGGATTATCCGCAAGTACAATTTAGGCGGCGGCAAAGAATTAAAGCCTGCAACGCGATTCTTGGGCAGTTCTCTTGCAGACCAGATTAAAAAGATTCATGCAGAGTGGCTTGAGGTCATGAATGCTTACATGGACAAAGAGGGCAAAGAGCGAATCGCCGAAGAATTGGCAGATGTGCAGCAGGCTTGCGAAACGGCGTTAGCTATATTGGGATTGACCGAAGATGAACGCAGAGAAGCACGGCGCAAGGTTATTGCCAAGAACAGCAAGCGCGAGTATTATTCGCCAGAACGTGACGGATGAGGAATTAGAGGCAATAAAACTGCCTGATTGCCGATATTAGGAATGCCATTAGGGGAAGACATAGAAGTTTTTGAAATTGAGCGTATAATGGCTAAAAGGAAAGCACAGGAGCGTGAGAGCAATGGCAGAGAATAAAATGGCAGAAGTTGCCGCTTTGCTTGGTGTGAAGTTTGACGAAGAATTTATAGCATATGATGAATACCGTAAAAAAATGATATGTAAAATAACTGAAAGAGGATTATTCTTTTATCACGGTATTAACGAAGCGTGGTGGCAGGATAGCGGACTGTTATCTGAATTACTCACAGGCAGGGCGGTGATTGTCGATGAATAAAATAAGACACAGCGAGTGTATTTTATATAACCAGTATAGACTTGACCACTACGGTAGCAACAAACATATCAGGGAACATGGTTGTGATGGGTGTGAGGGTATGAAAAAGATGGATATGTTTAAGCCGACAGAAAAACAGCTAAGATTTATTGAAAAGATTGAAGATGAATTAGGGATTCACTTCATGGGTGTAACTAAAGATGATGTAACTAAAGATGATGCGCGCAAGTGGATAAGTAACAATGTAGATGATTATAATGATAGAATGTGTCAAAGGAAGAATATTAGGTTTACAGACCCATGTATTTGCACGTGGGATGATGGGATGGCATGGGAACGCATGGAAGCGTACTGAGAGATTGGAGCGTGAAGCAGACGGCAGAGAATAAAATGGAGCAGGTAGCGGCGTTGTTCGGTAAGAAGTTGGGTGAAAGTTTCTGTGTTAGTTGTTGCAATGCTAGGTTCTTACTTAAATTTACTTCTGATGGATTGTGGGTTTTTGATGATTCATGGGGACATTGGAACGGCGAAGATGGAATGTTAGAGGCTTTACTTCGTGGCGAGGCGGTGTTTGTCAATGATTAAACGAGCACTATTCCGCGTCCAGCCGATTGAGCAACTACGAAAACGTAAACGGCGAAAACGAGAAATGCAGGAGCGAGAAGAAGCGTTTGTGAGGTTTGTAAAACAGGTGAAGGAGCGAAAGAGTGACAGATGAAGAACTAGAAGCGATTAAGCTCTTGCCCTGCCCATCATGTGATAGCACAATGACAAGCGTGCGCAGGGCATCGCAGGAGTGGTGGTTGGTTGGTTGTATGGATTGTTTTAACAAAAAGCAATGCACGAGAGAATATGTCGTAGAAGCAGCACGGCAGTTTAATGATTATGCGCGGAGGTGCGGTAAATGACAGTTGCAGAATTAATAGACATGCTCGGACAAGTTGATGATGATTATGTGGTTAGCATATCCACAGAAAAAGAAATTTCAGCTTACAAAAAAGATGGCACAAAAAGAACAGGCGGCGCGATATTTATTGATGGCGGGATATTACTTTATGAAAAAGCTGATATTTAAGGCGGTCAATGTCTTAGCACAAGTCACGATTTGGGCGGGCTTTGAACTTCTGCGATTGAGCGCACATCTATATGGGCGCGATATTGATGTGAGGTTCAAGCCGTCCAGATTTGGGGCTGTGATAACAGTGAGCAGGAGGGCTGGTAAATATGACAGATTATGAATATTACAAAAGCCACCACATTTGTGTTTCATGTAGGAAAGAAGATGCAGAGCCGGATAGTATCTATTGCAAAAAAAGAATATCAGATAAAAAAAGATATGAAAAACGGAAATCAGATGGGCGGTGCACAAGTTGTGGAGTTTTGAAAGCAGTTCCTGGGAAAACTCGCTGCCAAAAATGTCTTAATAAGAGAAAGCGTGGTGGGGTATCGTTCCCACTAAGAAAATATTTAGGAATATGTTTACATTGCGACAAGCCAGTGGTTGAAGGATATTCGTTGTGTCGAAATCATTTAGAGATTCAAAGGCAGTCAATCAAAAAAGCGACTATGATACATCGTCTTAACTCAAGTGAACGAGTTCGAGGTGACGAGTTAAAATGACTGAGGAAGAAAAAGAAAATAAAAAGTTTGCATATCAATTAGCTTGTCTAGTTAAGGATTCAGCTTACTGTGAGTTCTGCCCCGTTTCGGATGGCTGTAATCTTGACTTTATTCGTGATGATGTTGAGTGCTATGTACGCTTTTTTAACTGGTTCAACGGTACGAATGTAGTTTGTGTGGAGGTGTGAGTAATGACCAAAGATGAACGGACAGTTTATGTTTTCGCATTACGATATGCGTTGCCACGGCATACATACGCATTGTCTATTGTGAGCCGGGAAATATTGTCAAGGCTAGATGCTTTCGAGGATTGGGAGCTTGACGGCATGATTCGTGATTGCTGGATATATTACCCGTCACTTGATTGTGGCGGTGATATAGACAGGCGGTGTGCTGATGATTTCAAGAATAAGCTGCTTGCAGAACTTACAAAGCGTGGCAGGGACGATTTGTTGTCACGGCTTAAAGATGAGGCTGAAAGGAGAGGGCTATAAATGGCAAAGCATAAGCACATACCGTTTGTTGTCCTGGGCGCACACGATAAGCCAAACAAGGGCATGATAGCGTATAAGATGCCGAATAGTGATATGTATAACCTGACGTTTGTAGAGCTGGCAAATAATGGCGAATATGATTTCGGCGATAAAATCAAAACAACGGATATAAAAGGGGCGTACCAATCAATCATATTCGCTAATGTTCGGAGCGTTGATACGGTTATTAGAGAACTGCAAAAGATAAAAGCGTTGATGGTTAATGATAATTTGCCGGAGCAAGTCAAAAATGCGGTACAAGATTTGATGGCGTTCAAAGTGAGGGTCAAGAATGGCAAATAAATACAAAGCAAAAAGCCGGGAGATTGACGGGCATGAGTTCCCATCGTTGAAAGAAGCAAGCTATTACCTGCGCTACAAAGACATGCTAAAGCGTGGGGAGATTGTAAAACTGGAGCTACAGCCTAAATTTACACTGATTCCATCATTCAAGGGTAAAGATGGCAAAACGGAAAAGAGCGTTAATTATACCGCTGATTTCCGACTGACTTATCCAGACGGGGATGTGAAAGTCATAGAGGTAAAAGGCTATAAAACTCGTGATTATGTAATTCGGCGCAAGTTGTTCAAGTATCAGAATAAAGATGTGGATTTTGTGGAGGTTTAGAAGATGAAATACAAAGTCGGGGATAAAGTTCGGATAAGAAAAGACATTAAATTGGGCAAAGATTATTGGCAGTATCGCAAATACGAGTTTGAGGAGGTCAGATGATGAAATATATTGTTAGAGCGTTGGAAAAGAACGCGGATAAACTGGACGCGATTAAAAAGAAAATCGGTAAAGAGGAAATTCTGGCAGGGCTAGCGGAGGAGGCAGCAGAACTTTCTCAAGCCGCGTTAAAATATCGCCGTGCCCTCAATGGGGTTAATCCAACACCTATTGACATTCTCACGGCTGATGAGCACTTGCAGGAAGAAATGGCGGACACCCTCCTTAATGCTGTGCTGGCGGGAGTGGATTCTTGCTTTGTGGCAGAGGTGCTATACAAGAAGATTAATCGCTGGTGTGACCGTTTGGGAGTTGATTGAATTGAAGTATAAGAAGAAAACGGACAGGCCATATTTAGCAAAAGCTGTGCAGGAGGTGCGGGAAGACAAAGGGAAAAAGAATTATAACGGCTCTGGGGTGTCTGACCCGGTGGCTGCTGTGGTGCTTAATAATCTTTCCCCGTTGATGTTTGTTTATCTCGACGGGTGGCGGCTGGAAAATCCTGAAACATGGTTAAACCTTGTTGACCTTGTTTATAAACATGTATCTGATACCGGGAAAAGCTTATTGGATAGCCGTTATGTCAGGCGGGAATCTTCCGTTGCTTCATATACGAGGGCAAATATAAGTCAATCAACGTTCTCGCGTATGTGGAAAAAAATAGAACACTTGCAAGAATTATATGCGGTGCAACTTGGATTAATCCGCGTATTGTGATATAATATAAGTATCCTATGTATCATAAATGGTAAGTTAAAAAAGCGGGTCGGTTTCTGTTGCTTCCGACTCGCTTTTTTATCCACAAGGTTATTCAGTTATTCACAGGCAAACCCTCCTTAATTTCGGAAATAGGTTTGCTGAAAACTTCTGTCGTAGTGGCTTTGTGCGTATTCGCTAAAACTCTTTACAAGTGATTGATAATATCTTGCTACTTGTTCGGCTTCCTGTAGTCGTTGTAGGCCGTCCAGCAGGTCTTTTTCGACCTGTGCAAGGTATTTTCTATACTCTTGGATGTTCTCTTTGCAGAAGGTATCGAACCCGGCAAAATTAAAGCGGCGGTTTAGTTCGATTTCTTTACCTTCAATGTCGGCGTATTCGTCAAACAAATCCTGATTGATGTACCAACCTTGCACAAGTTCCGGCAGGCGGTATTTGTTCAGAAATATACGGAAACTTTTCCGGTTGCTGTAACTGCTCTTTGAAATATAGGCGGTATATTTGCCGCCCTTGTTAATGGCTTTGGGCAGGTTTTTGTTAAACATTTTGCCGTCATACTGTTTCATCAGGCGGCGGAGCTTCTGCAATTCGTTAATCTTTAATTCAAGCGCCTCTTTCATTGCGTTCATGCGTTTGATGAAGTCCTCCGGGTTGATGCCTATTCTGTTGTTAATCATGGTTAAACCCTCCTTAAATTTACATACCGGCCGGGCATTAAGTGGTTTTTCAGTTCTTCCGGCGTTGTAGCTTCGCCGTGTGAAAATGCTATCCAATCACCGTTAATTTTGTTAAAGTGGGATATTTGAATAGCATCGGGGCGTCGGCTGGATTGATGTATAATTATCATTCTCGCGCCGTGTGCGGTCGTCTGATATGCTACAAAACCCTCCTTAATGCAGTTATATACCCGGCGGGAAATATCGGCGTTATAGGCGTTTATGGCGTCAATAGCGGCTATAGATTCTTTGCTGCCGCCCTTGCGGAAAAGGTTTATGGCGGCGCGGTATTCGGCTTTCAAGTACATTCTCATTTTGTGGCCCTCCTTAATTTTACCGCTTAGGCGGTTTATGGAGTCGGGGAGGCGTTACCCTCCCAAACTCTTAAACTGTCTAAACCTTAGCAGGAGATTGCTTTTCTTCCTGCCGCGTCCTGCCCTGCCGCGTGTCCTCTGTCAAATACGCCTCTGTTGATTTTGACAGTTCGGGACTGTACCCGGCGGGCGGTGGGGAATTGTTCAGCGAATTTCTTTTCTACGTCTTCCGGGGTTACAAGCTGTAAAGCCTTGCATTGTTTGCACATCTCCTCCCTAACGGCTTTTATAAAGCCCAGAGCGTATGATGTTTCAACTTTGGCGGTAGTGCCGTAAAGCTCTTTAGCCTTGGCTTTTTCCGCTCTTATCCCGGCTTTGATGGCATCTAGGAAGGTATCATATAAAGCAAGGGCGGCTTGTAGGTCGGTATCTTTTCCCATAAAGATTAGTTTCTTGCCGTCTGCTGAAATGATGACCTTGCAGCAGGTGTTTTCCGTGATGACTCCCGCAAGACTTCCCTGCCACGACTTAGAGAAGGATTCAATGCACGCGCCTATGTCCTCGTTTTCTTCCCCCGCGTCTCTCATGTTGATGTGATGCTTAGCAATAAGCTTTTGAGCCATTGCAGCAGCGGCGGCGGCTTCTTCCGGCGTGCATCCGTTTTCAACCGTCTTTGCTAACAAGTTGTTAATACGGTTGATGATTTTTTCGTTATCCATGGTGAAAACCTCCTATGTAGTTGTAAGTGTTCGCCGCGCTATGGCGGTTTGTTGAGTCAAGGAAGGTTTGCCCCTCCTTAACTCTCAAACTGTCATAACCCTTGTTCATGCGCTTTTCAGTTCTTCAACACCGTATTTATTTTCGACGTCTTCTTTGGTCATGCGGCCCTTGCTGCTCGGATAGTAGGTATAAGAGTCGTGCCAAGTCCAAGGCTGGCCGTCTTTTTTCGGGCACCATCTAAATTTTAGGGCTTTGAGTTCGTCTTTGATGGGCTTCGTGTTACCGCTTACCCACAACCAACTCCCGATTAATTCGACTTTGACGCCTTCGAGGTCAAGAGTCATTAACTTCTCGAGGGTGGCCTTGAACTCTTCGGCAATGGCAGCGGCTATTTCTTCATCGGTCATGCCGTCTGCGGCGTCCGTGGTGTGCTTAGCAGGTTTTTCTTTGCCTGCAAGCTCTTTTACTTTGGCGTCATATTCGGCGTTGATACGTGCCATTACTGAAACGAGGCCGCCGCGGTCCGGGTGGTGCTGACTTGCCAGTTCTTTGTATTTAGCTTTCAAGTCGTTCATGTTGTTGATGCCCTTGAAGTAAATAACTTCCGGCTTCACATCAAAGCAGAAACAAAGCTGCTTGCAAACTTCGGCGGCGATATTCTTTTTAGTGGTCTTGCGGGTGCTAGGCTTGCGGGTCTTCTTTTCCTTCTTGCCTTCATCCGGCGTAAGGTTCAACGGCTGAACTTCCTGCCCGTTTAATGCGGCGTGGATGTCGTTGGCGTTGATGATTGTGTGCTTTTTCATGGTGGTTGCCTCCTTCTTAGCTTCCTTCTTGTACGGATTGCCTAAGTGATAGCCATTTGTTGCGCTGGCGTTTTCATAATCAAAATAACCCATCGTCTTAACCTCCTTCTTGTATTCGGCTGTTGTACAGCCCGGTGTTTTATCTTGTCTCTATTGTACATGGTTGCAGGTACGTTGTCAAGCCCCTTCTTTGAATTTTTTTTTATTTTTTTTGTGGCGGTGTGCATGGTTGCATGTTATAATAGATGTAAAAGGAGGCGGCAAAGATGGCAGAACGTAGGACAGAGGCCGGAAAGAGTTAAGAAAGGCATGAGGGATGAATACAAGACCGCTGCTGACTCGCTAGGATTATCATTAGCTGGATTGGTAACGGCCGCCGTGGATGAATACATAGAACGCCATAGATAGCAAATAAAAAAAGCCCTCTGAATAAGAGAGCTTTTTTTATGTCAGCCGCACCTTTCGTTCCCAAGTTTCTAAGCCGCCTATTCGGCGGAAGGAAACATTCCAACAAAATGATAGATTTCTAAGCCGCCTATTCGGCGGAAAACAGTTGGATATCAGCCGACTGACATCTTTATTATAGCATAAAAATAAATTTGTCAAAATATGGCATAAATTCACCCCTGTTTATATGCTATAATAATAACAGTAGTAAAAGGCAATGAGTTAGCCGCGTTTGAGAGCTGTGTAACTCAAACACACATCAGGCACTAGCTGTAATGGTTAGTGCCTTTTGTGTTGGGAAAATATAGGGAATGAACTTGTAAGGATTGCTTATAGGTTGGAAAATGATAGTTTTATACATGATTTTGCATACTGGCTTGTATTCCTAGAGCAAAATGAGTATCAATCATGTATAAATATACAATTCAGCTATGTTGGGAGGTGTGAGACATGGCAACAAGGCCAAAAGTAACAGATTGGTTAGATGATGAGTACAAATTGACATTGCTAAAAGGTTGGGCGCGTAATGGTCTCACTAATGCTCAACTAGCAGAAAACATGGGTATAAGCGAAGCAACACTTTACAACTGGAAGAATAGCAACGTTGAGTTTTTAGAGGTCTTAAAAGAGGATAAGGATTACGCTGATACGCAGGTGGAAAATGCGCTGTATAAAGCTGCTATGGAAGGCAATACAACTGCGCAGATATTCTGGCTCAAAAATCGGCGGCGCAATAGTTGGAGGGATAAACAAGACCTGGAAGTCACTGGCGAATTAGGTATAGCTGATGTGATAAAGCAATCGCGTGAACGTATGGAGCGTATGGAGCGCATGGAAAATGAACCGTAAAGAGCTTATTGCAATAGCTGAATATATAGGCGGCTTTTCTCATGACCCGCTTGGGTTCGTTCGTGCTTGCTTCCCGTGGGGAGAGGGCGAACTTACAAACAGAACAATAGAACAATGGCAGATTGACCTGCTGACGGATATTAGAGACGGCCTCAAGACTCCTGATGAGGTAATCAGAACAGCTATAGCATCCGGGCACGGCATAGGCAAGTCTGCAATGGTATCATGGCTTATTTTGTGGGCAATATCTACACGAGAAAACACAAGAGGAGTTATCACGGCAAATACTGACGGGCAGTTAAAATCTAAGACAATGCCAGAACTGCAAAAGTGGTATAACCGCTTCATTGGCAAAGAGTTATTTGTGTGTACCGCCACGGCTATATTTTCAGCGGAAAAGGAATATGAAAAGACATGGCGCATTGACGCTATACCATGGAGCGAGAATAACCCCGAGGCGTTCGCGGGTCTTCATAACCAAGGGAGCAGGATATTATTTATCTTTGATGAGGCTTCCGCAATACCTCCTATCATTTGGGAGGTAGCACAAGGCGCAATGACTGACGCGAACACTGAAAAGCTTTGGGCGGTGTTTGGCAATCCTACAAGAAATACAGGGCGGTTCTTTGATTGTTTCCACAAAGAGCGCAAATATTGGTATACGCGGCAGATTGATAGCCGGGCGGTATCATTCACCGACAAAGAGGAGCTAAACAAGGAAATAGTGTTGAATGGCCTTGACTCTGACATTGTGAAGGTTCGTATACTCGGGCAGTTCCCTTCTGCTAGTGAGTTTCAGTATATCCCGCGCTATATGGTGGATATGGCACGCGGTAAACATTTGCAAAGTCAGCAGTACAGTTTCGCACCTGTTATTATCGGAGTTGACCCTGCATGGACAGGTGGCGATGAAATAGCCATTATAAAGCGGCAGGGGCTGGCGTGTTCCATCTTGGCAACGTACAAGAAGAATGATAACGACTTTGAATTAGCTTCACGCATTGCCACGTTTGAGGATGAGAACAAGGCGGACGCGGTTCTGATTGATATGGGCTATGGTACAGGCGTTTATTCGGCTGGAAAAGTGATGGGGCGTAATTGGCAACTTGTCAACTTTGGCGGGAAGTCTCCTGACGTTGGTTTCTATAACCTTCGCGCCTATGGCTGGGGAAAAATGAAACAATGGTTACAAGATGGCGGGGCTATTCCTGACAATCAGCAACTTTGTGATGACTTGATAGCGCCGGAAACTAAACCACGGGATGATGGCAAGATACAGCTAGAGAGCAAGGACAACATGAAAAAGAGAGGCTTGCCGTCTCCAAACCTTGCAGACGCTTTAGCTATTACATTTATGCGGCCTGTCATTAAGCAGGATGCACGACAACCGCAATGGGCGAATAACACGCCATACAACATTTTTGGATATGCAGAGGGGGAATAGATATGTGTTCAGTAACAGCGGGTATTATCGGTGGCCTTGTCGGTGGGCTATATCAACACCACCAAGCAAGCAAGGCGGCTGATGAAGCGCGGGCGGCGCAGGAAAAACAATCACAGTTAGCACGTGAGCAGGCGGCTGCACCAGTCCAGCACAGCGAAACTAATCAAGACGTAACGGCGGCCGTACAGCAAAACAGGGCGCGGGCGGCTAATGCGTTCAATGTGGGCAATACTGTCACCGGGGCGGGGGCTGATTACAACTTGACACCGGGCAAGAAAAATAAACTAGGGATGTGATAACATGCCGGAGTTTGAACAGCGTAAAAAGATTGACGCGCGGATGAAACAGCTTGTACAGGATGCTGACTATTGGCTGCCACTATGGAAAGACCTTTCACGGTGGGGAAATCCATTACGCGGGCATTTTGTCGGCAGTGACCCGAAGGACGCGCGGAAAATCGACCACAAACGAATATTAAATAACCAGTTCTTGCGGGCGTTGCGTACAAGTGCAGCAGGCTTGCATAGCGGGTTAACGTCACCTAGTCGGCCTTGGTTTAGGCTTACCGTCAATGACCCCGAATTAAGCAGGTTTTCACCTGTCCGGCTATGGCTGGATGATGTAGAGCAGCGCATTTATGCAGTGTTCAATCGCTCAAACATTTACAAAGTCTTGCCTATGATGTACAACGAGTTATTACTCTTTGGTACGGCGGCGGCACCCATAGATGAAAACTTTGACAGTGTTATTAATGCTAAGGCTCTCACGTGCGGACAGTATTACTTGGACGTTGACGAGGACGGCGTTGTTAATACATTCGGGCGGCGGCTGGATATGACCACGAGCCAGCTTGTTTCTGCTTTTGGTTTGGAGAACTGCCCGGATGATGTAAAGCGGGCTTGGAATGAAGATAAGCTGTCAAGGTCGTTTGTTGTCAATCATCTTATTGAACCGAATGACGATAGGATAGAAGGGCAGCGGGATTTCAAAAACAAGGCTTTTCGTTCTGTCTATTGGATTGAGGGCAGGAAGAAAAACGAAGTGTTGCGGCTCGGTGGTTATGATGAGTTCCCCATTATCGCGCCGCGTTGGGAGATTACAAAGACTTCTGATGTGTATGGCTATTCCCCGTCTATGCTTGCAATGGGTGACCAAAAGACATTGCAGGAGATGGAGCGGCGCGGGCTGATGGGCTTGGCAAAGATGGTTGACCCACCTGTAAATATTCCTGGCAGTGCACAGTCGGTTAACACCATGCCGGGCGGTATTAATCCGTTTGACCCTATGATACAAGGAGTAGACGCAGGAGCGCGGGCGACTTATCAAGTGGCCTTACCTCTTGACCAGCTTTCGCAGTACATACAGCGGACAGAGAACCGCATAAACGAGGCTTTGTTTGTGGACTTGTTCCGTATGATACTGGACAGCAACAACGTACAGCCGATTACAGCGCGGGAGGTTGTGGAGCGCCACGAGGAAAAAATGATGAACCTCGGGCCAGTGCTAGAGTCCATGAATCAGGAACTTCATGCACCACTGATTAACAGGACGTTCAACATTATGATGAGGGGAGGTCTTATCCCCGACCCGCCGCCGGATATTGCACAACAGGCGTTGAAGGTGGACTTCATTTCAATCTTGGCGCAGGCGCAGCAAATGGTTGCTTCTACAACTATTCAGCAGAGCCTAGGGTTTGTTGGTAATGTTGCGGCTGTATTCCCCGAAGTGGTTGACGTTGTGGACATTGACAAGACGGCTCGCGAATACATGCAGGCAAATGGTATGCCGGAGTCTTGCATTAGGTCGGAGGAAGATGTGGCACAACTTCGCCAGCAGCGGCAGGAAGCACAGCAACAGCAGCAAATGGCACAGGATATGGGGGCTATGGTACAGGGTGCAAAGGTATTGTCTGACGCTAAGTTAGACGGCAACAATGCACTTACAGCTCTTACAGGCTTAGGAGGTAGTGACGTTGGAGCGGGAATTTAGTCCACAAGAAAAGGAAATAGCTTTTGACGTTCAGCAGGAGGCAGAGGAACATGAGGCACTCATTGAGGACTTGCGCAAGATTCTGCATGAGGACTGGGGGCGGCGGTATCTGTGGCGGCTCTTATCCTTCTGCCGCGTGATGGACAGGAGTATGGATAGGGATAGTCATGTAATGGCGTTCCGTGAAGGTCAGCGGGATATTGGCATGAGGCTGATGAAAGATATTGATGAAGCTGAAATAACCGCATACAACACAATGCGCATGGAGCATTATAACGCTGAAAAGGAGCGGGCGGCTGCTCGTGACAAAATGAGGAAGAAGTTTTATGAGGAGGCAGAGCAATGAGAGATTTTTTGATGGATTTACAGTTATTCGCTGATGGCGGCGAAGGTGGTATTTTGTCGGGTGATGATGGCGGCACGGAGGACAAGGGCGGCGAAGGTGGCCTGTTGTCCGGCAGTGATAACGCTGACGGCGGCTCTGATGGCGGCGAAGGTGACAAGGGTACTGATGATAAGGGAGAGGGAAACAAGGGCGCTGACGGCGGCTCTGATGAGGATAAGGGCGAAGAAAACAAGCCTGATAAGCCCGAAGGAGCACCCGAAAAGTATGAGGCGTTCAAAGTTCCCGAAGGTGTTACCATTGACGAAACCGCTGCTACAGAGTTCGGCGCACTGGCTAAAGAACTTAATCTGACGCAGGAAAACGCGCAAAAGCTCGTTGACTATCAGATTAAGTTCCAGCAGGCACAAAACGCCAAACTTGACGCTATCGCGAAACTTGCGGCCTGTGGGTTTGATAATCACAAAGCTTTTATCGGCTTCTTTGCTACGGTAGGGAAGACGTTGAAAGAAGATAAATTTGAAACTGGGAAGGGTAAAGGCGGGCAGGTTAAATCTGCTGCTAGTATTATCTATCCCGAAATGAACTAAGGAGGAATGAAAAATGTCTGATGTTTATGTAACTTTACAGGACATTGCCCGCCGGGAAGACCCCAACGGGAAAATCGACAAGATTGCCGAAATGCTCACGCAGACTAACGAGGTATTGCAAGATATGCATTGGCAGGAAGGCAACTTGACCACCGGCCACAAGACCACTATCCGCACTGGCCTCCCGGAAGTCGCTTGGAGAGCTCTGAACTATGGTGTTCGCGACAGCAAGAGCACCACGGCACAGATTACCGATACTTGCGGTATGCTGGAAGGTTACGCCGAAATCGATAAGAAACTTGCTGACCTCAACGGCAATACGGCAGAGTTCCGTCTGTCGGAAGACCGGGCTTTCTTGGAGGCCATGAATCAGAAATTCACCAGTGCGCTGTTCTACGGTGACAAGAGCAAGCCGGAGCAGTTTGTGGGCTTTGCACCGCGCTTCTCCACGACTGACACAACGAAAGCAGACACGGCACAGAATGTTTTGGATGCGGGCGGCACCGGTAGCGACAACACGTCTATTTGGCTTATCGGCTGGGGCGCAAATACGGTGTTTGGTATCTATCCGAAGGGGTATAAGAGCGGTATCCGTCATGAGGATTTGACCGCCGGACACCCGGACGGCATCACTTTGTATGATGCTGACGGCGGCAAGTATCAGGGCTACCGTTCGCATTATCAGTGGGATTGCGGCCTGTGTGTTCGCGATTGGCGTTATGTTGTCCGCATTGCCAACATTGACGTGACGACTCTTGGCACGGCTAGTGCTCCCGACCTTATCGACCTGATGGTACAGGCTGAGGAACTTCTGCCGGATAATGCAGAGGGTGGCACTCACCTTTCCTTTGTCTGCAACAAGACTATTCGCTCGTATCTGCGCCGTGCCATCATGAGCAAGACCATTTACCAGCTCACGCAGGAGACTGTTGCAGGCAAGGTACGGACGCTATCCTGTCCACGGAAGAACAGGTACAGTAAGAAAGGGGTGTTTGACTATGATTCTTGATAAGGCTTTGCAGCTTTCCGACAACCAGGCCGTCACCGCTTCGGCGGCCTCCACGAATGTGATTGACCAGCTTGTAGGCGGTGACGCGTATGAACCCGTGTTCGTTGTGGCTTCGGTGTCTGAGGATTTCGCGGGGCTTACCTCCTTGACGATTGACATTCAGACGGCTGATGATGAGAACTTTACGACTCCCGTAACGCTGTTTTCCTCGGGGGCTATCCCTGCCGCTGACCTCAAGGCAGGCAGTGAACCGTTCAAGGCGCGGCTGCCGTTTGGCACATTCCGTTATGTTCGTGCTTATTACACGGTAGCGGGAACGGCCACGGCTGGCAAGATTTCTCTGAATATGACAAAGGACGTGACTTTAGATGCCTAAGTACAGAGCTATCCGCAATAGCTTTGGTTATCTGGGCACGTACTGGCACAAGGGTGATGTGGTGGAGGCGGACACAGTACCGAACCGCCACTTTATCCCCTATGGTCAGTCGCTGGCTTTGGAAACCAAGGAAAAGACGATAAGACAGGAAGCAGAAAATGAGGTAGCTAAGACAGTAGAAAAAGCTGTCAAGGCTCGCCGTAAGAAGGAATAAGGGAGGGGCGCACCATGCCGAATACGTTAGGAAAGACAGATATTTGTAATCTTGCGCTTCGCCGTATCGGTGTGCGCCCAGTTAACAATGTGGAGACCGACACGGATATAGCGGCGGTTGAAATGAAATCCGTTTGGGATAACGCAGTACAAAACGTGCTGCGTTCTACCCAATGGAACTTTGCTAAGAAAATTCTACCGCTGGCCTTGCTTGCTGATGAAAAGGTTTTGGGCTGGCGGTTTCTATATACATATCCTCGTGATTGCGCTATGCTGTGGAAAATCGAAAGCCCTGTAAGTGTGCATGTGCATGAGTTTGAGCACCACTTTGAACTGTTGTTATCGCCGGAGACCAATACGCCTGCTATTGCTACGAATGTAGAGGGGGCGTATGGGCGGTATACGGCTATGGTCACGGAAACTACAAGATGGGATTCAAACTTTGTGGATTGCCTTGCGTGGCGGCTGGCTTTGGATGCCTGCCTGCGGCTTAGTACAGATTCGCAGGATTATCAAAATTGTGCACGTGGTTATGCTATGGCATTGTCTAATGCTCTCACTATGAACAGAACGGAGCGTAGAAATGACCATGAGCAATTAGGCTTTTTTATCAATGTGAGGTAGCGTTATGGGAACAGCGTATTACATGCAGCCGTCATTTTCTGGCGGTGAGTTTGACCCAAAGGTGATGGGGCGTATCGACTCGGAGCGGTACGCTACTGGCCTAAAACAATGCGAAAACTTCTTCATACACAAATTTGGCTCTGTGTCTAATCGCACAGGGTTTCTTTATTTAGGCGGTGCGCGGTATAACGACAAGCGTTGTAGGCTTATTCCGTTTGTCTATTCCAGTGACCAGGCGTATGTGTTAGAGTTCGGCCATCAGTATATCCGATTTTGGAATAGTGACGGAACACCTGTTATGAGTGGGAGCAATCCTGTACAGGTTACTACGCCGTATACGGTTGACCAGCTTAGAAAATTACGTTTTGCGCAAAGTGCTGATAAGGTATTTATCGCCTGTGAAGGAATAAAACCCATGGTGCTTTCGCGTGACACGCTGACTTCGTGGAGTATTGCCTATCTTGATTTTCGGGTATGGCCTTTTAATCCGCAGAACCTTGATGATGGTGTTAGGGTAACGCCGTCAGGAATAAGCGGAACAATAACGCTGACGGCGAATAGTGGCATTTTTAAGACTGGACATGTTGGCTCAATGTGGCGGCTTGACCAAAATATGACGGGTGGCACAGTATCGATAAAAGCTGAAAATATTCAAAGTGACGCTAAGATAAGCGATACAATTAACTGTGGTGCTGGTGCTTCATGGCAGTTAATCACGCATGGCGTTGATTGGGTAGGGCGTGTAGCTGTTGAGCGTTCTTATGATAATGGGGCAACATGGCTACAGGTGCGTTCTTTCCCTCATAAGGCTAATGAGTCCAATTGGAGTGAGACGGTAAATGAAGCGGAACAATGCCTGCTTAGAATAAACATCAAGGAACTTACCACTACAGATAAAGAAGTAGAGGCCAGTTTGTCCGTTGACCCCTATGTAAATGTGGGGTATGTACACATAACGGGCTACACCAGTGCTACACAGGTTACGGCTAATGTTGACAGTAAACAGCCTATCGGAAACACCAGTTCTACCGATATGTGGTGGGAAGCAGCTTGGAGTGGCGTACAGGGTTATCCTGCGGCGGTGGCGTTCTATGAGGATAGATTAACCTTTGCCGGAACAAAGAGCAGCCCTCGTGGGGTGTGGATGAGCAAGGCAGGGGATTATACCAATTTTGCAACATCCTCCCCGACTTCGGAAGATGACGATTCTATTCAGATTGTATTGACCTCACGTAAAATGTCTATGATTCATACGCTGGTACCTATGAGACAGTCGCTGATGGCTTTTTCCGAAGATGGTGTAAATACGATTTCTTATGCGGATTCTTCTCTCACGCCGTCCAGTGTGACGCAGAGGGCAGAGTCCTATTTTGGTGCAAAGGAGATTGAGCCGCTAATCGTTGGTGCGCAGTGCGTATATGTGCAGGAGGTCGGCGGTGCTGTCCGTGATATTGGTTATGACTATGTGCAGGACGCATACAGTGGTGATGAGGTGTCTTTGTTCTCATCATTTTTGGTGTCTAAGTATACACCCGTGGAAATGACCTACCAACCAGAACCGGATCCTATTATTTGGTTTGTGCGGGAAGATGGCCAGTTGCTTTCTTGTACATATCTGCGGGAACAAAAGATGATAGCATGGGCGCATCATAAGACACAGGGACAGTTTGAGTCTGTGTGTTGTATTCCCTATAACAATAACTCGCGTGTGTGGGCGGCTGTGAAGCGCACGGTTAATGGGCAGACGGTGAGATACATTGAGTGTATGACAAACAGGTTGGCTACGGAAGTACCTGCTGACCAGATTTATGTGGATTCGGCGGTGATGTTTGCGCAAAACTCTGCGACCAAAACTTTCTCTGTTCTGAATTTGGCTGGGTGTAAAGTGAAGGTAATCTTGGATGGCAATCTGCTTCCTGATTATACAGTTCCTTCAAATGGTTTGCTGACGCTGGAAAGAGCAGGGAAAAAGGCTGTTATTGGTCTAGGCTATACATCTAAGTTGGAAACTATGAATATTGAGGCGCAGGGCTTTGTCCGGCAGGGTGTTATGCAGGGGCATAAGATACAGATTGCGGAGATTATTCTGCGGCTGCTGAACACGCGTGGCGGCAAGGTTGGCTCGGATGAGGAGCACTTGGACGAATGGCAGAGAAGGACGCGGCTTGATTTCTTGGGCAATGCGCTTGACTTATTTACGGGTGACGCTCGCTTGGTGGGCAATTTCACCAAACAGGAGGGCGGCAATGTGATGATAGTTCAAGATGTGCCTATGCCTTTTACATTGCTGGCTATTATGATGGGAGTGAAAGTAAGTGACGGCTAAGTACAGTATTACAATGTACTGCCCGCGTGATGGGCAGTACATTGCTAAACATATGCGGGATAATGATGTTTTTGAGTGCAGGGCGGCGGGACATGCTACGCCGGAGGAGGCTATTGATACAAGTGTTGAGGAAAGTGTACAGGCTTGGACATTTTGTTATGGAAATGTGCCTTTATGCGTATTTGGTTATGTACCTGATACTGCTGGCGGTGCGATATTCTGGTTATTGGGTACGGACGAGATAAAACGACACAAGCGGGAGTTTATGCGGCGAAGTAAGCTGTTTAAGGGCTATCTGATGAAAAATTATGAGTATCTGACTAACGTTGTGTGCATGGATAATCACGAGTCGGTGCGGTGGCTTAAATGGCTAGGCGCAGAGTTTTGTGAGGAGTCGGCGGTAATTATGGGCAAGCCTTTTCAGCGATTCTATGTAGAGAGGAGTGATGGGTAATGTGTACAGCAACAGCAGGTGCGGCTTTTGGTATGACCAATCAGCTAATCGGCGGCTGGTCGGCGGCAGGAGCGCAGAGAGATTATCATAATGCCAATGCCAATTATCTTGAAAGCATGAACGAGCTTAATCAGATTCAGGCTAATCAGGCGGTAGATTCCACCATGTATGCGGCTGGTATGCAGTCTTCGGCTGTTCGTAACAAGGGTATTTCCCTTGCAAAGTCACAGCGGGCGGCTATGGGCAGTCGTGGGCTTAGCCAGTCGGCAACGTATCAGAATATCCTTGACGATAGCATTACCCGGTCTGAACGTGACGCAATGGCTATTCTGTACAATGCTGATGTACAGGCGAAGAACATTCGGACTAATGCGGCTTTGCAGCAGGCACAGTATTTGTCACAGGCGGCGCAGGAGCGGGCGGCTGGCAAGATTGCCTACAATGCAGGGATTCTCTCTACTGTCGGTCAGTTTGCTAAAAATAACTGGAAGGGTGTCAATGCTCGGAACATTCCTATTCAGAGTTATGATTCCCTGTATAGCGTAGATAGCAGTAAACCTAGCTATTCTGCTGGCGTGAAGAATAAGAAATGGACAATCGGCGGCACTAATAGCAGTTTGTGGGGAGGTGTGTTCTAAATGCCTAACAATAAGGGCGGAGTGCCCATGTATAACGAAAATCCGCAGTACAGCGCAACAATATCCTCACAGTTACCGCAGGGCAGTCCGGCTATGTTCGGTACGCAGGTAGCCAAGGAGCGTGCGGGGCTGGGTGATGCTATGGTTAAGCTCGGCACTAATGTGGTGGATTGGGCGGTCAAAATGCAGGAAAGGGAAGATAATGCTTATCTTCTGCGGCGTGACAACGAAATGCGGCAAAAGTTAAATGACCTGCTGTATAATCCGACAAATGGGCTGGCCAATCAAAAGGGGCATAATGCCCAAGGCGTTA